CTGGACAACACCTCGGCTGGGGATGCGTGGAAAAACTCCACAAAGCCCATCCCTCTGCACTTTATCAGTGCAGTCCTTCCTAACTAGTATTTCTTCTTAAAAGGAGAGAAAGATGGTTGATAATCTTCCATCTCATTGGTTAAAGGAGTATCCCTATGAGCAATCCATCAAGATTCTCAAGGGCCTTGCCAAGCATCACTTGGAAAAGTCTGGCGACTTGGGTATTGCAGCTTTGCAGCTGCTTGACCAAGATCGCTGGGCTGATTTATGTGATCTCGAAGTTGATTATCGAACGCTTGCGTCCGTAGATCAATACGCCCACTACCGACAAGCTCTGGCGTTTTTTCAAAAGCTGGAGCCCTTGGAAATGGGTGTTGATAAGGAGGCGGTTGCCTTCCGAAAATTCGAGCATTCTGAGGACCTATGCCTCAAGACGAACATGCGCCTACGTGCTGTGCGGGCGGGCTCCATTCCCATGGAGCCTGCCGTTGCTAGTGTATTTCACACTATGCAATCTAAAATTGCCAGCATTCTTGGCGACGTGCCTAGTCTCGAGTCACTAAAGTTCTCGTTTGGCCCTGGCGCAAATACTACGGTCAAAGCCCGGTCTTCGTCTCCTCGTTTTAAACTTGGGGCGAAGCCAGCGTGTAGTGCCGAACTGGCGAGCAGTGTTTCGACATTGCTCGCACAGGCACCGCAATGGTGCCGTTGTGTCTCCCAGGAGGACTACGCCCTCTATGAGATCTTCGACGACGGTTTTACTGTCGAAGAGGTGTCTCTAGTGAATGTAGAAATCCACGCCGGGAGGCTCCAGTTCGTTCCCAAAAACGCAAAGACGTATCGGTCGATTGTTGTTGAACCGATACTGAATTCCTTTGCCCAAAAAGGCATTGGAACGTTCTTGAAAGAACGGTTGCGTTGGGCCGGCCTCGATTTACGTTCTCAAACCAGGAATCAAAACTTGGCTATGAGCGGTTCGATCAGTGGTGATCTTGCTACTATCGATTTATCATCGGCGTCGGACACCATCTCTTTAGAGTTGGTGGCCATGTTACTTTCGCCTGACTGGTTCTCCTTTCTTTCCCGTTTTCGGACGGGGACGGTGGAGTACAAAGGTGAGACGTTCGTGCTGCAGAAGTTCTCCAGCATGGGCAATGGTTTCACGTTTGAGTTAGAGTCCTTGATTTTCTGGACGATGGCTCTCGCGTGTTGCCAAGTCTTACACCTAAGTACACGGGATGTTGCCTGTTACGGGGATGATATTATCATACCTGTAGAGGCAGTGTCTTTGCTGGCTCGCGTACTTGCAGTCAGCGGGTTCGTCATGAACAACGAGAAGTCGTTCGTTGACGGGCCTTTCCGTGAGTCGTGCGGTAGTGACTGGTTCAATGGGTTCGATATTCGTCCGTATTACCAGAAGACCTTGGTAAGCGGCGAAACCCTGTTTTCCCTCCATAATTTCTACGCCCGGACTTTTCAGTTCGAGGAGTGTGAGATGGTGAGGAAGCTTATCCATCCGTCTCTTCACATATTCGGTCCCGCCGGGTACGGAGATGGCCATTTGATTGGCCCCTACGTTGCTCGACGGAGTCGGAAGCATGAAGAATGCGGGTGGGACGGGTTCCTGTTCGACACGCTTGTGCATAAGGCGAGGCGGTCTACTCGGCGTTTTATACCGGGGGACCTTGCTTTGCCTGCGTACACGGCGTATGTCGATTCCGATGACCCTGTGAATCCCTATGTAGTACGGGGTTCATGTGGTTATCGCAGGATTTCGATCTACACGCTTGCTAGAGGGATTTACCTCTAGCTTTAGAATTGGCCCCGAGTTGGGGCGACGTGCAAATCGTCTGGTGGAGGG